AGTTCTTGTACTCATCATCTTCCTTCATCCACTGGTAATGAATTGTCCTACCAATACCAACTGATTTGCAGGCAGTGGTAACCACTCCAAGTGATTTCTCCATTGCTTCAATCATTGCCTTTTTATGTTGTTCAGTTTTGTTCATTTCATTTCAAAAGATACGGTTAACCTTTGAGCGGAATAATCTATTTCGCTGTTAATTATACTCCCTTTATATGGAGTGTTTCTACCAAATGACTTACATCTCCACTTGTTTCTTTTCTTTAAGGCATATATCAACGATGGTGCAGAAGTTACTATTGTGTATCTCTGTTTCTGTTCTTTATAATGTTCTCCAACTGACTCAAGCAATTTTATACCTATTCCTGCTCCTTGAAAGTCTGGCAAAATAACCAATCTATGTACTTTCTTTATATTCTTCGCCTTTGGATGAGGAAAATGTAAAACACTTATGAATCCTGCTAACTGATCATTGACATAAGCTAAAAATACATTGGCTGCATTGTTATGAGTATGGCTTAAATAGTGATGTTTAGCAAAGATTTCCCATGACTGCTTATCTTTTGTATGGAATATCTGGAAGTTGATTTCTGGTCTATTTTTTTTTTGCCCTTCATTTGATTGAAAGGTCATACTATTAGTATCAAATACCCAATCTGGAAGTAACCAATCTTCAACATCATTATGACAAGTAACTGCAATGAATTGCTTTTTCGTTTTTCTTATTGCCTTTTGAACTGCAAATGAACCGATTTGCGCAACATTGCGATCTACAACCGATGTAAATTCATCAAAAACAATCATTTCTTGATCTTGAAGCAAAGAGTTAGCAAGATCCACTCTCATCTTCTGTCCATTGCTTAATGCTGAATAAGGTTTCAACCAAGAAGGTGGTGAAGAAAAACCAACGGAATTGAACATTGAGGTTATCTCATCCACGCTTTTCTCCTTCGGCATATCATCCAAGATACATTCAGCAGTATAACTTAACTCTGTTATGTATGACTCTGGAAATAACTCTTTTGATATTGTGGTCTTTCCAGTTCCAGATGCACCTACAATCAACCCAATTTGCCAATCTTTAGGAACATCAATACATCCCTTGAATCTTTCCTTAATGTGATTTGATTGCAGATCAAACTTACCAATCACAGAAGCTACTCTGAATGACTTATTGGGTTTACATTCTCTTACAATGTCAAAATTCGGCATGAGTATCCATCATTTATGAGATTATTATACATTTTTTCCTGCTCCTCTTCTGTTTCAAGATCAATCTCAATCTTGAATGATTGTTTCAAGTTATCTGATAAATCCTTTTCATCTTGAACATCATCATTGAAAGGAAAACCATCCAATCCCCAATCCTCAAGGTCTGTTGTGTTCCATTCATTTGCTAAAATATCCCAATCCCACTCACCAAAGCCCACATTGTCTTTGATGATAAACTCGTTTTGCTTCTCCTCGCTCCAGTCCACTACTTTGATGAACACTTCTTTCAGTCCTGCTTCTTGGCAGGCTCTCAATCTCATGTTACCTCCAAGAACCACCATGTCTTTGTTTACTACGATTGGTCTTGCTTGCAACATCTCTGGGAACTGCTTGATGCTTTTCACCAGTTTCTTGAACTTTTCATCCTTGATGTAACGAGGATTGGAATCATTCGTCTTGACTTGGCTAATTTTTACTTTCTCCATCATCTGTTTTTTAGTGCTTCTCTTGCTTCTTGAACCATTTGCTTAACACAACTTGTGCAGGATGATAATTGCTTCCCTGCTTCAAAGGTCTGGTTGTATGCCTTGTAAAATTGCTTTAGTTCCTCATTGCTGAACCTTTGATACTTGTCTGCAATCTCAACAAGTTTCTGGAGATCTTTAATGGCATCTGCATCCACTTTGCTCACCCACTTCTTTAGTGGACATGATGCAGTCTTGAATTTGGTTTTCATAGGCATCACACAACCGCACAATCTTACTTTCCGCTTCTTACCTTTTACTGATACCAACTCTCCAATATCATCTCCCAAGACCAGTGTTCCGCAACTTCTGGTTATTTCATTGTAGTGTTCACATCCTTTGCAGATGCTCATTCTTTCCTCTCTGGTTTTTCTGTCAATGAATATCATACGTTGTCTTTGATTATTTGTCTCACTTGGCTCAATGTGTGATAAATTGTGCTTATTGGAATACCACTTTCCTTGCTCAGTTTTGTCATGTTTTCTCCACGAAGATACAACTCAAATATCGTTCTGTCAAAATAGTCAAGATGTCTGAGAACAACATCAACCTTCTCAATGGCTATTCTTCGGTCAATATCGTGTTCTTCCGGAATGTTCTCAACCTCCTCATGGTCAATCTTGTACTGCTTCTTGAAATCACCCCTCGTTGCATTGTTCTTCATTGACCGCTTGAAGTAATAATCAGTCATATGGTCATTGATGTAGATGAATCCTGCATCATGCATCTTGACGAAAGTATGGTGGATCAAGTCATTTGGATCTCTGGTAAATGATCCTGCATACCTTCTCAGTTCATTGTAGTTTCGTGATATGTAATCACTCAAATTCATTTGCCAACTTTCTGTAATGCTCTGCAAGGTCTTTCAATTCCTGCAAGGTGTGTTTGATGATTAACTGGTTTCCCTTTCTCACAAGTTCATCTGCAGTTCCTTCTCCGTACACTTCATCCAATCTCAAGCCAAAGGTGTATTGCTGACCAGAATTGGTCATGTTGCAATTCTTGCATTGGAATTGTACGTTCTGCTCATCCCATCTGGTACTGAACTTGGCTCTGGTTTGGAAGTGTCCTGCATCAACTTTCTTCCAGTGCATCTCCTTAGAACAAGTAAAGCACCTTCCATATCCTCGATGGTCGGTGCTTCGTAATCTGATGTATCTGCTGAATTCACGATCTAACTTGATGACCGCTTTTGCTCTCGGTGATTTAGGTGTGCGTGCCATAATGAAATTTCGTCTAAGATACGTCTTTTTTCACTCTGGATGAGGCAGGTGTTTCTCACCACAAACTTCTCAGTTTTCTCACACCATATCACTTCCTGCTTCCTTCCTTTGATAAGAAATTCCTCCAAGTTTTTGACGTACCTTATTAAGTTCGTGGTGGATATGTAATGCCCATTCGTTGTAGTTTCTTGCTCGCTCTGGCTCATAAGTGCTTTTGATTTTCATGTTTGTTCGTGTTAGCTACAATATGCATTTAGTTTAGTGCTTGTAGCCAGTATTATTTCTCGGCAAAGCTGATCAGGAATTTTTGAGCGTTCATAATTGCCTTTTAATCCTTGCGTTCCTGTTCGTGATCCTCTTGGTGCTGATTCGTGGTGGCAGTGTTTGTTTCCATTTTTACATTCAGGTCTTGGTTTCCATCCATTTTGGTTAAACAAGCTATAAAGATTATTTGTCCAAATATCAGTCGGCTTTGCTCGTTTATCTCCATAAGTACAGTACCACACAGTTGCTTTAGGTACTCCTTGCATAAAGTCCATTTTTCGCAAATATCCTCTTGGGTTTTCAATGTAATAATCACAACAAAAATGCTTAATCAGTTTTAATGTATTCAGCACCAAACGATCACTCTTGGCTGCAAATTCAGTCTTTGGCTTTCCGTTATCTCTATGCGTACTAATAGCGGCAATAGAATAAGTCGTACAAGGTGGAGATGCCCATATCATATCTGGCTTAAAAGGTATTTGGTCAGGTGTCAAAAATTCTATATCCGCAGCAAGGTCTATACCTTCAAACGGCTTTATGTCCACCGAAAAAACTTCGTGTCCTAATTGTTCCGCAGCTTTGCCTATTGATCGGCTTCCTGCATATAATTCAAGTATCTTCATGATAAGTCGTTCATATAGTAGCTAACTTCTTCTTGATATGCTGTCATCTCTCTGTTTGTTTAGTGAATTGGTTATAAATGGGTGTTGTGGGTAACAAAAATTATCACACCTCGCTTTCTAATGGGTTAAAGTCATTATCATCAACTTTTTTCATTTTTACTTTTGTGTCCATTTGGTAAACTTGCCCACATCCAGAACATTTTACATAATAAGCAAAGTACCCATCATAATGGTTATGTTCAGCACATTCGCAGTGGAAGTCCATACATACGTCAGTTCCTTTCCATTGTATAAAATTGTTTTCGTATTTAAATCTCATCTCTCTGTTTGTTTGGTTTGTTACTATATCAGTGATAGTTGTGTAGTGTTCTCCTTGCGCTGAATGTTCAATGCAGTTTCAAAGATTGTTCTCCCAGCTTCGTAATCTACCAAGTTGCGAGCAATTTTATCTGTTCTTTGATTGCCTTTGTATTTGTAAAAGTCAAATTCGTGAAATGCACACCATTTACTTACTTCATCTTTACCCTCCATTATAGAAGATTGACGCTCGTTCAAATTGTTTGGTAAATTAAAATTAGTCCAATACAAGTGTCTACCTCGCTTTTTAGCAGGTATCAATGGTTCGTAATATGGTATTACATTTTCAACTACATATTTACCATCAAACCACTTATCCAAGAATATAATTTCTTGGTATAGTTTCATGTCTGGATATGTACTTTCCGTTGTGTTTCTTCTGGCAAATCTCGCTCTGCTATGTGTTGGACAAGGTGGCGAAGTCCAAATAAAATCGAAGTCCTGGTAATTATCCAAAAGGTATTGATGCGCATCCGTTATGATTACTTCATCATTTGGAAACCTCTCTTGGTATAACTTGGCTAATTCTTCATCCCATTCAACCGCTGTTACTTTTAGGTTTACCCCAGCTTCTTGAGCTACTTCATCCCATTTGTATCGGTTACCGCCTAAGCAAGCATAAAGGTTTAATATCTTGTATTTCTTCATCTTTTGTTCTTTCAATCCGTTAAAAAAAAGGGAGAAGATCCAACTGCTTTGCTAACCTCCTTCACTCCTCCCTTTGGCAATTTTTTTATTTCGCCCAGTTAGGCAGGGTTAATAATTCGATTTTCTGTGAGTAGGTTTCTGGCATTCCATCCCATTGCTTGAACTTCTCAATCAGTTCATAGAGTAACTGC